ACGGCTGGTGATGGCCGGCTGACAGCAACCGGCTACGACCTGGAGCTAGGCATTACCAGCAGCATCCAGGCAGACGTAGAGATACCAGGCAACACCGTGGTGCCATATCGCACGCTGCTAGAGCTCACAGGTCGCATGGAGGCCACAGAAGCCATATCCATGGCAGTAGATGGCACACAGCTAAAGCTCGCATCCACAAGCGGCGCCTACAGCCTTGCAGTCGATGATGCAGCAGATTATCCCGAGTTGCCTGTTGTTGCTGTTAGTGACCACTACAGCGATCTCACAGCAGCATTAACAGCCGTATTACCTGCTGCTGCAACTGACGCAGCAAAACAAATATTAACTGGTGTGCATTTATATGCAGCCGGTGGTGGTAATTTGCGTATTGCTGCTACTGATGGGCACCGGTTATCGATTGTCAACATCGACAGCACTGCATTATTTTCCGCAATCGTTCCGGCGCGTTGCCTTGCATTAATAAAGCAACCAGCAGCGATTGCATTTGATAACGGGCATGTAAGCCTTACTTTTGTAGACGGCACCACTATCATTAGCCGTACACTTGACGGCACATATCCTAAAGTTGAACAGTTAATACCTGATACCTACAGCCACAGCATTACTATCAATCGCGTGCAATTATTAAACGCATTGCAACGTGTTGCAGCAATTGGAACCAGCGTCATTAAACTTGATGCGCAATCAAAAACTTTAACCCTATCGGCTGAACTTGATGCAAACTCAGGCATCGAATCATTACCAATAACCGGCAGCCTGCCAATGCTTGCGTTTAATCCTGCATATTTTTGCGATGGCCTACGAGCATTTGCTACAGATACCATTACAATTAATGCAAATAGCTCAAATGCTCCTGTGGTATTGACAAATCCCGCCGATAGCAGCCAAACTTACCTTATCATGCCTGTACAAGTTAGGAACTAATGGCTAATTTAATGCGCAAACACTATAAGCTCAATTATGAACTTATAGAAAAGGTGCGTATTTTATCTGAATTTGGCGGGCCGTTAGAGCACATCGCAGCCGCTGTTGGCGTCTCATATCGAGCAATTAACGAATGGATCGCTAACGCAAAAACAGACAAAGGCACACAGCTAGAAATTCTGCTTTTGCAAGCTATTGATGAAGGTCGCGCTAAAGGTGGAATGCGGCTGGCTAATATTATTGCAAAGGCAGCAGATGAAGGCAATACTAGAGATGCGCAATGGATGCTCACGCATTCGCCTGCATTTCGTAAACATTACAGTGATAATGCTGCAATTGTTCGCGCTAGGCAGGAAGGGGTTGAACTGGCAGTGCAGGCATTAGCAGAATCTGAGCTATCACCAGAACAGGAACGTAATTTATTATTGCGAATACAATCAAAAACAGGTGAGCAGTTAGTCGATGTCGAAGATTCTTAAACGACTAGCACAAATTGAATTAAACCAAACATTTATTGAAACATTTGATTTACCTGATACATTAAGACAAATCCAAGCTGATTTGCATCCTGGCCAGCTTGATTTTGTGAATGACCATACAACCCAGATCCTTGGCGTATCAGCAGGCTATGGGGCTGGCAAGACCCGAGCGCTGTGTGCGAAGGCCGTACATCTTGCAGCAGCTAACCAAGGCTTTATTGGCTGCGTGCTAGAGCCCACTGGTCCGCTGATTCGGGATATTTTTGTAAATGACTTTGATGCTTTTCTCGAGTCCTACAATATCCCATATTCTTATCGCGCTAGCCCATTACCTGAATACGTGTTGCATTTACCGTTAGGTGATACCAAGATTTTATGCCGTAGCTTTGAGAACTGGACACGTATTATTGGTTTAAACCTTGCGTGGGTATTAGCAGATGAGATTGATACTGTTGCGCCATCTATCGCGAGTCGTGCATTTCCTAAAATCCTTGGTCGCTTACGTGCTGGCAACATAAGGCAATTTGGCGCTGCATCAACACCAGAGGGATTCCGTTGGATGTTTAATACATTTGCTAGTGAGGACGCATTATCACGTACTGATCGAAAGCTGATCAAGATGCGCACTGCTGATAATCCGCACTTACCGCCTGATTTTATTGAACGGTTGCAGGCTAACTATGACCCAAACTTATTACGCGCATATCTTGATGGTGAGTTCATTAACCTTACGACTGGCACTGTTTACGATAGGTTTGATAGGGCCAAACATGTAGTAACACAATTGCCAGATTACAGTGAAGAACCATTGCGTATTGGCGTTGACTTTAACATTGGCAACATGTCGGCGGTTATTGGTATCCGTAGCGGTAAAGGTTTATTAATAATTGACGAAATCAGCGGTGCGCATGATACCGATGCATTAGGTGCTGAGATCCGCAGGCGGTATCCAGCCCATCGGCTTTATGGCTATCCAGACGCAAGCGGCGGTAATCGGTCTACCAATGCAACGCAAACCGATATTCAGATTTTGGAGCAATATGGTATCAGTAACCAATCGCCTAAAGCAAATCCGCCTGTGCGTGATCGTGTTGCAGCAGTGCAGGGGTTACTTGAAAACGGTAAAGGCGAGCACCGGCTGAAGATTAACAGCACTTGCAAACGTATGATCGAATGCCTAGAGCTGCAATGCTATAACGATAAAGGTGCACCAGATAAGGAAGGCGGGCATGACCACATGACAGACGCATTGGGCTATCTAGTATGGCGTGAGTTCAACCCGCTACACGCTGGAGCTGGGCGCGGTACAGGCATTAGAATCTATTAACCAAAGGCCGGTTGCATGTATTCAGGTTTTTCTTTCTACGACCGGCCTACTGCTGACCGTAAGGCCACGAAGGTGCAGGATCCAAATACTGGATGGTATGCGCAAGAGCCGCATTGGATGCTGATTGAAGATTTGATGGGCGGCACCTACGGGATGAGGCGCAGGCATCGCCGTTACTTGCCGCAGGAACCAAGAGAATTAGACGAAAGTTACGATAATCGCCTGGCACGTAGCGTAGTTCCGCCGTACTATCAACGCTTAGAGCGGATGTTAGCAGGGATGTTAACACGTAAGCCTGTTAGGTTAAATGATACCAGCGACAACATACGTGAACAACTATTCGATGTAGATCTGCAAGGAAATGACCTCAACGTCTGGACATATGAAACTGCACGCAAGTTGGTACGTTACGGCCACATCGGCACATTAGTTGATGCGCCATCAGATGGCGGCAGGCCGTATTGGTGCACCTACACACCACGGCAAATCTTAGGTTGGCGTAGTGAAGCAAAAGACGGGCAGCAGCAACTCACGATGTTGCGATTGCTGGAATCGGTGATTGTGCCTGATGGCGATGACTCTTACGGTGAGAAGGCAGTGCAGCAGGTTCGAGTCTTAACTCCAGGCGCATATGAGCTACATCAAAAACAAGATAACAGCGAGTTTAAAATTGTAGAAGAAGGCAATACAAGCCTTAGCGAGATACCGTTTAGCGTTGCATACTGCAACCGCGTTGGTTATTTAGAGTCAAGGCCACCATTAGAAGATATCGCAGAACTAAACCTTAAAACCTATCAAATACAATCAGATCTTGACAACCAGCTACATATATCAGCAGTGCCGATGTTGGCATTTTATGGCTTCCCGTCAGCAGCAGAAGAAGTATCAGCAGGCCCAGGCGAAGCTATCGCATTCCCTGCCGATGGTCGGGCGGAATATATAGAACCAGGTGGTACCAGTTTTGAGTACCAATTCAAACGGCTAGAGCAGCTTGCAGGGCAGATTAATGAGCTTGGTTTATCAGCAGTGTTAGGCCAGAAGTTAAGCGCGGAAACAGCAGAAGCGAAAAGAATTGACCGCAGCCAAGGCGATTCAACGATGATGGTAATTGCGCAGAATATGCAAGACATGATTGATAACTGCTTACGCTTCCATGCTGAATATATCGGCACCAGTGAAGCGGCTGGCAGTTGCTTGGTAAATCGTGATTTTATTGGCGCAAGGCTAGAACCTGCTGAGATCCAGGCGTTACTACAGCTTTATACCGCTGGCACTATCACGCAAGAAACATTATTGCAACAGTTAGCAGATGGTGAAGTGCTGGGCGATGATTTTGATGTAGAAGAAGAACTAAGCGCAACTGCTAACGGAGGGCTGAATGACGATACCGGCAGCCCTATTTCGTAACGCGATTGATTTAAACCGCTATAGCAATAGTGTCGCTAAGCAAATAATATTAGTGTATAACGACATCATAATTGATGCTGCAAATCAACTGCAAAATTTGCTGCCAGATGCAGGCAAAGAAGGCAGGCTTACGATTAGTTCACCAGTAAAAGCAGCAAGGTTGCGTGCGATATTAGTCCAGCTTAAAGACAGCCTTAATACCTGGTCGGGCGATAGTATTACTGCACTATCT